CCTTGCTGCACCGCCAGCATATGGATAGTGCTTGAATCGAATATGCGTAGTGTTCCCTGCACGGAAATTGGCCACTCCATCTGTCACCTTGACAATCAAGTTAGTCCATGTGCCTCTTTGGACTTGCAGACCGCCTATTGTGATATTGACTGTGGCTAGTTTGTAGTTTGAGCCATCGTGATAAATGTATGATGGCCTGAAATATTGATATGTCGTATTGTTGCGCTTGCCTGAGATGTATAAGCCCCAAAACTTGCCCCCACTATCGACACCCGAGATAAGAGGGCCACTTGCCACTTCTGCATCACTAGCAAATGATGTGTCTGTTGGTTTGAACCACACGCTAATTGTGTGATCCTTAGTGACATCCAAGTCTTTCATAGGCCCGTATTCGACATTGTGAGTAGCAGTATCCTGGTCGAAGTCATGCGCTATGATTGCAGTTTGTCCCTTAAACACCGTTCCTTTGTCCGAGCTATCGACACTGACGGCAGGGCCGTTTGATTGGGTAGTGGATATTGCTGCCCTTCTTCGGAACATCACCTTGTTCCCTGCGGATGCAGTTCCAGAGCCTCCACCTCCTACATTGCTTACTTGCCAATATCCAAAATGAGTAGTAGTAGCTCCACCTGTGTATGTGAATGCCTCTGCATTACCATTGTCTAACAACACATAGCCATTGAATGTTGAGAATGTGTATTGATTTGGTTCGACTGCATACCTAACGGCAGTATTTCCCGTCACCGAATCACCAGCAGTAGCTGTGAAGTTGATTGCGTTGCCGTTTGGAAGTGTGACACCCGTTAGCGTGTTGCCGTTCTTGCCTGTGTAAATACACTGAGTTCCATCAATCAGAATGCTATTTTGAAGTAATGGGGAAACTGTCCCTACATAGAACCTTGATGCATCTGTAAGAGTGATTGACGTGGCTCCTGATGCCATGTCAGATGCCAACGTGCTTGATTGGCCTTTGATAAACATGGAACTCCATGTTCCACTTAATGCATTATTTAATTCACCGATGAATCCTCTGACCAATCTCAGTTTCGATCCGTACAAGTCCTCTATGAAGTATGAGTCATTCAAGTGCCAGGGAGTCCCTACGGTTGTGGTCGGCACTACTACGCTACTCTCGTTCAACCTAGCATAGAACAAAGCCCTGCCCAATGCACCGTCTTTTCCCTCTGTTAGCTTGTGATGTATTCCTCTGAGTGTATTGTCATTGATGGTGTCGTTGTTCGTTATATCGGTGAAGTCCAACACCGCAGATGCCGTGCTGACTTCGTGTAGGTTTTGGAATCCTGAGAAGCCCGTTGGCCCCTTTGAGTAGTGGTGGAGGAAGTCATCGCTGTAATCGTTTGCGGTTCCATCGCTGATGTCGAACGTGACTCCTGTGTGTCCACCACCGAAATACACGATTCCTTCTGCGTCTGTCCCAGGATAAATCAATTCGATTTCAACGCCGCCTATTGCTGCACCATCTGTGTCATAGAATGTCTGAATGAATTCGCTCATCGTTTCTCCACGAGGAACGACATTGCGGATGAGGAAGCAATTGGTCATGATGGCAGTCGTTGTAGCGGTTCTTTGTTGGTCAATAGTATCGAAGTCTGCTACGATAGATCCGACTCTCAATATTCCCTTCTTATTCGGCCCCATGTATTGTGTGATTCTCTTTAGGTAATCCTCGGTGCTAGTGCTTACTGCTATGTGAGTGAATGCGGTCTGAGTGGTGAAGTCCGCAAGAGTCGGGCTAGTCATCTGTGTATCTCTTCTGAAATTCTCGCCATTCTGATAGACTTGTGATGTTGGTGCTCCATCGACTGTGATTGCAGTTGCAGTCACGGCACTAATCGTTCCCAAGTCCCTATGCTCGTTGTCGTACAACTTATCGCCAACTCTGAATTTAGTAGTCGCATCGACAGTATCTACGGGTATGGTTTGACTACCTGATCCTGTTATGTTTGCGGAGTTCGTGGAAAGCACACCTGTCGATTCGACTTGGAGTGTTCCATTTACATCATTACCCACAGGGCTTGCAACAGTAGTGACTTTGATTGAGCCACCAAGACCATTGTATGAACGTATAGAGTTGGCCGAATCTAAGGCACTTCCTGACGGTGCGCCCCTGAATGTCGATATGGGTACGAAAGTCTCTCCATCGGCTCCTATTGGCATCGGAGAGGGTATCAGGTTGGGTTGGTACAATCTGCTGTTGCTTGCTAGTAATCCACCGTAGCCGACAACTTGGACAGGTTTGTAGGTGTAAGGTGTCTGATTGCTGAGTCTGACATTGAAGTTGCGACCAGAAGCACCAGGCACGGTGCTATGTATGACGATTGACACACCTGCTTCTCCATCCCTGCTTTCAGTGCCTGTTCCTATGAAGGCTCGAACATACCCCATGTGGGTTCCTGTATCTTTGTTGGATGCTACGGATGGGAATAAAGCGGGCGGGTCAAAGGCACTACCTCCTTGACTATTCTTGGCTTGAGGGTGTCCCGCCATGTTAATTCTTCTGACGACCTCATCCACGCATAGGTTGAACTCACCCATTGTGTTGGCGACATCACTGAAATCAATCTCTAATGGTCTGACGTATTCCAAAGCGGTTCCATCCGACTTCTTCCCTTTCAATGCAAGATAATTGGTTTGACACACTATTGGGTGTAGTGACTGTCTATCGTTTGCAGACTCATGATTCTCCAATATGTCCCACTCAAACGCTTCCATGTTTGGCCCGTCTAGTATCAAGTATCGTGATGAGTTGTTAGGATCGACATGGACTGCTGATGAGTTGAGGCCCATGAGTGCCTTAACAGCATCCGCAATAGTGCTTGCCACAACGGGTGTCGTAAGGTTGGTTTTTGAGCTAGTCTCATCGTGTATTGATATGATGAAATCATGAGTGTCTAAGGCTACTGTCGGAGCACTATCTAAGATGATGTAGCCACCCAATGTGACAGTCATTCCTGCATCTATGTCCGATACTTGATTGGTGTGACTCGCCGTGTTGCTAGAGGTATCTTGTGGATTGAACTCCACTCCATCAACGAGTAGTTGATTATTACCTGAGTTGATGCTATTCACCTTTATCATAATTCCATAGCCATCGTTTAGCACTCCCTCTCCAATTGTGACATAGAAATTGGTGTCGGATGCGTTTGCCGCAAGTCCTCTTTCACCCGTTGCAGAGAGAAAGGGAGTCACATCATCCACAGTTAGAGTATTGGTGCTTGTTCCTGTGATAACGGCTTGGACAGATGGTCTTTGACATCTCATTACCCACCTTCCTTCACCATATGCCCAGGAATATAATTGGTCTGTGACCTCAAATGAAGCAACAGGGCTGACTTGGCCCCAATCGACTGCAAACCTTGACTCGTTCTCTCGCATCTCCGGTCTGTTGGTAGCCATAGTGCAATCCACAGTCATCTTGAATCTCTTGTCTGATGGCAAAGGTGTCCTTGCATCGTTATCTGCGGCGGCTAGTGCATCGACATCGAAAAACATAGAGGGAAACAACGGTATCTCAGTCACGGCTCTTGTTGAAGCATAGTATGTCGAAGTCTGTTTGTCGTTGCGAACCGATGCATTTCCTGCTCCTACAATCTTATCCTTCCATCCAGGCAAGAATGGGTGTTCTGCGTATGTGGGTTGTATATCCACTCCGCCTTGTCCTAATCCTCCAAGAGTCATAGTCACAGTAGGAGTCCCGAGATCACCTATCTCTTTCACAGGTGAGCCTTGACCTATGTTGAAGTCTCTTGAGGAACGATGGTCGATGACATCCATCAGTATTGAACGCCCTCTAATTGTCACCATAGATTCGCCTTCGCCTTCGCCCATCTGTGGAGTTATCTCTTCTATCCTCCCCCTCATCAAAGTCTTCTCTAGTGTGGCGGTTGAGCTTTCGAGAGGTGATGTCGATGCATCCGCTACATCATCTAAGGTGCAACACTTTGCACGATTGGATGGGTGTGCAAGAACGAAGTTTGAGTTGCCTGTCAATTCGTTGTCTATCACATCCATCATCGTGAAGTTTGACCTTCGCAAGGATGGAGGTGTCAATTTCGTGCTAGTATGTGACTTGCGACTTGTTCCTGGTGGAGTTGAGATATACATCATATGGAAGTCAGAATTACTACTGTCATCTGGTGTATTCGTACTTGCTATTGGTTGTGGCGGGCCGTATCCTTTGATTCCGGTTCCTAATCCATAGACGGTTTCTTCAATATTGATGAAAGGAGATGGTGTGATGTCTCCCGTTGGGTTTGATGTCAAGGTGTGAGATGCTGGCTTGTCATTGAAGTTGGTTGTCGGCAGGTTCACCAAACCCCCAGGAGATGTGACTGTCAGAAGTATGGCATCGCCGTCTGTTTGATTGCCCGAATAAGGCCGTCTAAGCCAATCTGAGACAGTCCGGCTACCAAAGACGGCACTACCACAGGGAACGGTCTTAGACACGACTAGATAGGCCGCATTTCCTGTCGCATGATCGGCTTGCAACTTCGTGCTGACCCCACCGGATGCTAGACTCGTTCCTGCTACTACCTCTCCTGTCAAATCTATGGCGTTATAATGCACTAGAATCTGATTGGGGCCACCAGCACTAACCAATGCAGCAGGGGAGTCTATCACGGCTACCCTGCTTTCTTTCTCAGGAGTCAGATGACGAATGTAATTGTCATTCGTAGGCACTCCGTTTGAAAATTCGGCAGTATGTCCTATGTCTAATCCCTTGAGCATGAAGGGCTTGATGTTGCTAACCGCGATGGCTACGATTTCATCTCTAGTCGAAGCATACACATTCTGACTGATGCTTTTGTCATAGAAACCTATGCCATGTTCCACGATTATTCTGTTGAATACGTTGCTACTACTGCTTCCTGAATCAGTAGCTGAAACTGTGGTGGCTTTGTTGATTATGTTGGATATTTCGCCATGATATGTGGGTTCTGTCACTCTCACTCTCTCATTCTCAGATACGAGGCTATGAATTGCCACGTTCTCATTAGTGTATGTGAATGTATTAGCAATACCCTGAACGGTCTGCTTGACGGTCTGTTCGTCAGGAGATGGTAGCATCTTCAGATAGAAGTCACCTTCAACGAGAGAGTACGATGTCACAGCCCCCATGCCTGGATATGTATCGCTAGGATCGTATAGGGTATTGGCATCGGTTAGTGCGGTGCTACGACTCTTTGTTGAGAAGAAATATGCGTCATTCGAGAACCCTGATGCATCCGAGAATCTTTGGCTTTGAGTGTATTGTGCTAAAGTGAAAGTATCTTTCTTTCTAGTGCGTTGATTGGATACCGAATTATGCGTTTCCTCGTTTCCTGGGTCGATAAGCAAATCCGCTTTGCCTAACGTGAAATACACAGGAGTGTTGTCCGTGTGTGAGAAGATGTGTCCCTGTGTGGTTGGGAGATTGTCGATAGTTCCGTTTGCAGCATCGTTAGCCAAGTGAACAGAAGTGCAATTCACCCTGTTATTTGCAAAGTCTAATCCTGTTATTCTGATTCTCTCCACTCGGTTCACCGAGGGGTTTAGTGTGGATGACGATGATGTTGCAAGGACTACGTTTCCAGAGAATCTAACATTCTGCGAATCAGGAGGTGTTATGATTCCGGTGGTGGGACTTGTTCCTGCGTGATTGATTACTGCGTTGAGAACCGTTGAGCTGACTCCTGTGAAGTAGGCTTGGTCTGTCAAGTCAAGTGTTGAAGAATACCACGTTTGGTCTTTGACTTCCTCTAAGGGTATGCCCTGTGTCAGTGCGGCTAGTTTCTCAAGAGCCGTGTATCTGTCTGTTGGGCCTCCAGGATTTGCTGAATAATCTCTAATCTTGAAGTGAGTGGTATTGAAATCATAACCGATTCCAACCATTGGAACATCAAGCAAACCATCGTGAGTGGTAGGGCCATCTCTTCCTTGATGTGTAGCTCCTGGTCGTGCATTGTCAAAGAAATACACTTCGGGAACATCATATTCGTCATCGAATTGCCATAGGCCAAACGTGTTTTCCGTTTTGACAAGAGGCTCGATGGAAGGAGTGTCGATTGATTGGTTGATTCTGATACTCTCTATGATGCCTCTGAACTCGCCGCCTCTTCCACCTATGAATATGTCAGATGAGGATTGTTGCAGTAGTTTTCCCTCGCCGCCTAGATTGAGATCTGCCACCAAGTCTCCGTTGATATAACACTTCAACTCATCTTGAGTGTATTGAGCTGTGACTAAGACTAATCCTTGTTGTCCTGTGGTAATGTCTTGAGGGCGGTGTGCATTGGATGAGGATGAATATACTCCCGAGTTGCTTGATGTCTTGACTGATACGTCAAAGGCTGTTGAGAGAGTGTATGGTCTGTCTGCGGTATGTACCTCGAATATCATCTTCCCATTCGAGAATGGCTCTCCGTACTTTAGTCTGAATGAACCAGGCTTCTCCACAATCACTCCACCGTAATCGGGTATGACGTATGCATCAATGGTGAACGCCCCTCTAATCGCATTAAGAGGGTTAGAAGGGGATTCGATGTGCATTCTGCCCGTCTTCGTGGCATGACTCTTGGTTGATTTGACAGAGGCGGCAAACTCCTTTGGCCTCAAGTCGAAACCTGCTTCTCTAAATTTACCCGTTGGGACTACTAATCCATCCGTCAAGCCATTCAGACGGAGAGCTTTGCCATGAAATTTCACAATGCCCATATCATATACCCACCAATTGTTCAACTGCTGCGACAGTCATAGAGTATGACCAATAGCCATCGCCCGCATTGTAATTTGGGTTGAACATAGTCAATATAGCAGGTATGGCTATACCCTGTTCTAAGAATGGGTTTGGCCTGACTGTTTGATTATTCACAACATTAGTAGGGTCGAACTCGGCAGTATTGGCAGAAGCGGAGTAGTCCGTGCCTATACCTGATGGGATGAGATATTGCCTCAACACTCTATTTCCTGTGGTTGAGGAGGCTAATGACTCGTAGGGTATCCTAATGCCAACGATGTATTTCTTGACCGTCTTTGCCTCATCCACTCTCAGGAACTTGGATGCATCGAAAGAAGCAACGCCTTCGGGCAAATCGACAACAGAACCAGCAAGAGCATTAGGGCTGACCAAACCACCTCCTGCACTCATGTTAGCGAGATTGAGTAAATCTTGCACCTTATCTTCCATAGTCATTTGGACTGCTGCCTGTCCGCCTAGTGCATTAGTCACAAGGAATTGCTTAGTCCACGCTTGTCCTGCGTTGTCTTTCTGAACCGTGACAGTATGATCGCCAGCAGAGCCAGCCGTTTTGTTGGTGATTGTTATTTTCTCACCATTGAATCCTGTTCCACCTTGACTGTCCTGGGATAGTGTTTCCAATTGCCCTGATGATTGAGTTGTTGTGAATATGTCTGAGAAGTTAGTAGTGACTGTATTTACCTTGACCTGAGCACCACCCAATGCAGACGCTATCGTGTCGGATAGGCTGTCACTACTCGTGGTTGATGCTATATTCACTAAGATGATGCTATTGGTGGCTACTGTGCTACTTCCTGCTCCATTCTTCAATTTGATTGTGATGTCTTCTCCGAGATTAGCATTGATTTGACCTATGCTTTTGAATCGTATCTCAACTCCATCTAGTTCAGTCTTGACTGCGGCCCAACTTGCAAACAACTCATACCAAGTAGCCTCTAGTGTCTGACTGCCATTGATGGATGTATCAATGGTAAAGGCGGAACCCACACCAGGACTAGCAGAAACATCGTCTGTGATGATTCCTTCTAGTATGATGTTGATATTCGTCTGATTCAAATCTATGGCGGCACGAGTGTTGAAGATAGGTAAAGCGTGTGCGGTGATAATTCTAGTCAAGTCAAATTGAATGTTTTCAGCATCTAGCTCCAAGACACTACTGTCTCGCTTTATGAGTTGAATCTTAGGCATCAGATACCCCTCCCGTATCCACCAGACCTAGAACGCGACTTGAACACTCGCTGGACTTCTTTACCGACTGCCTTAGCAATCGACTCAGGATCTCCTTTACCACCACTCACATTGATGTTGAAAGTAGCATTGCCTCCACCACCACCGCCTGTCCCTTCAAGTGATACAGGTATGCTTCTGCCATCAGGAAGGGGAACGACTGCTTCTGTGCCGTGCAACATAGCAGGGTATCCGCTTGTCGGGCCGGATGCTATGCCTCCTGCTGAGAAGCCAATTAAGTCCAAAGCCCCACCTGCTAAATCTCCCAATGCACCTAATCCATCTCCGATTATCCCCATCCAATCAATATTTGTCAGCCAATCAATGACTCCTTGAATTGCATCTTCAACGTGTTGGGCAACTTGGTCAAACGCTTCACCAAGAGTTATGTCTCCTGAAAGAAGATCGTTGATTGTTCCGAGAACCCCACCTATGAAGTCTAATAGTCCGTTGATAGCATCAAATGCAAGTTGGATACCTCCTTCAATTATATCGACAAATACACCAAAGGCTTCCGTTTCCATTATTTCGACTGCTAAGTCAATGAATACTGCAAGGAGATTAACTACTAACTCTATGACTTCTCCTAATACGTCAATTATCCCTTCAATAGCTTCAACTGCTCCCATTTCCACTAATGCGGCTCCTATTTTGTCGAAGGCATTTCCAACTATCTCTGCTACACTCTCGCCTTCTCCTCCAAAAGCAGTCAATGCATTTTTTACAGAGTCCACAAGAGTTTGGACTGCGCCAAAGACCTCATCAAATGTTTCTCTGACTGTATCTAAGAATCCTAAATCTTCGAGTGTTGCCGGTAATTCAAGAAGTGTTGTGATAACGTAATCAACCCATGTTATAATTTCAGCAGCAACACTTCCAAACAAAGATAACAGACCATTGAAGACCTCTGTTCCATTATCGAGAATTTGCTGGAAATCAACTTCTTGCACCTTATCTAAAATCCCTTGAAACGTATCCCGTAAGCCCCCCAATGCCTCTTTGAGCTTCTCAGTACCCTCATTATTTACTCCGAACTTGTCTGTTAATGCCGCAATACCTGCGGCGACTGCAATGAATACGCCGACTAATCCAAGAAAGGTGAGTTTAATGCCATCGGAAGTTTTCTTCACCAATTGTAAAGGAGCTAAAATTGCGGTGAAAGGAGTCACAGCCATTTCCACTACTGACTTTATCTTAATCCAAGAGTCAAGAAAGGGGCCAAACGCCTTTTGCAATAACGTAGTCTTAGCAAGGGTTCCACCCATTGATTTGTTGAACTTGCCACTAAGCGCAGAATTGGCGAGAGTGACTTGTTTTACGAAGTCTGCAATGCCATTGTCAGCCATCCTGCTCCCTCAATCTTGCATTCATTAGGTCGAAACTATCTGTAAGGGTGGCACTATCACTTGTCGTGCGTAAGGGTTGGCCTTTATTTCGCTTTCCACCGGCGTTATAACGCCCTGCATCTTTTCTTGCCCTTTCTATATCTTCTGATTGTTTTTCCTGTACCGCTTTGACGAAGTTATACAGGAAGTGAACCTTCTCAGGAGGTTGGTCATCCCAGGAATGAGGGGGGCAGTTGAAATGACTGCCTAAAACATAGGTAATAGTCTGATAAGAGAGGGCTACGCTTTGTTCCGGTGTGAAGTCTCCTACCCTTCCGTCTGAGTGGATGAATGCTCGCAACTGAGGGTAGGTTATTCCAAAGGGGCTTGTTCACCGCCAGCAAGAGCATCAGTAAGATCTGTAATGCCTGGTAAGACATTCATTATCGCCTTACCGACTTCGGGACTGATGTTCAGTATGTCCTTCTTCGATATGGCAGGTTCTGTCCTCTCTATGCAATTCAACAGGACATAGGAGTAATAGCCGCCGAAGTCAATCTTCGGAGCTACTTCTCCATCGTCTGCGATTCTGAAATCAACGAAGCGTGAGACTGCTTCTTGTTGCTGAATCCAAGTCATCGGCTTGACATATACAACAAGGGAACCAATAGGTGTCTCAACCTCATGCCTCACGGCTGATGAGATAGATAGGAAATCATTCGCTTTCAGAGCCATCCTCTACCTCTCCTTCATCCTCGGGCAGATAGACGGTATCATCTCCATCTCCTACCTCTGGTGCGACTTCTGCTTCCCCAACATCAGTCTGTTCTAAGCCGGAGGGATTGGCAACATCCCACTCTCTTAATCGGCTAATTAGTTGTTCCTTGTTGCCATAGATTGGCAACTCTCTCTGTGTCAATTGAACTTTCAACTCAGTGACAGTAAGATCCTCATACCCATCTGTTGGTGCTATTTCTTCCTCAACGGGTGCTATAATCGTACCTTCGTAGGTTATCTCTGCTGCACTCAGACCTGGGCCTTCGACAATGCTATCACCTGTCAAAGTCCAATCAAGCCACTCCCTTGAGCCATTGATTGTGATGAATCCGGTTATTCTCATTGTATAACGCTCCTCTTCAATGGTTCATTACTCTTTTCTCATAAAATGAAGTATGGATTGTTTTCAGTCACCTTCATGTGACGGACTACTAATTCCAAGTCTGCCTCTATTGGGCCTTTGTCAGAAGGTATTTGGTGGTCTGCCTTCATGATTGTGTAGTCCTCTAAGGTGATAGTGGCGGTCTGCCTCGTAGTGGCACTTCCTGGCTTGGTCATCGTGAAGGTGATGTCATTGGTGTTTTGATGGTGTCTTCGAGTCCTCAACTCTTCCCATAGCCTGTCATCCTCAACTAGAGCCTTGAAGGTGAAGGTGTATTCTCTCACTCCTTCTGTAATGTCGAGAGGTGTCTGTGTAGCACCGTGTTGCACCTGATCCGTATCAGCAGTCTGCCCCTCGTATCCTCTGATGAAGTATCGTGCGGTGTTGGTGTTGGTCATACTCAGGCTAAAGGATGTAGCTCTGAGAACGGGCCTTCCAAAGACCTCGATGCTAATGTCTTGGAACAGGTATGGCTTCTCGCCATCGACTGCTATCCCGCTAACCTTTCTGTTTGCGCTAGTGGATGCCGTGTTGTCGAACATCCTGTGAGGTGAGAACATACTACCTGTGTCTGTGTAGTGTCTAGCGGCTTGGTATCCACATTGGATTTTCAACTCGCCCTCTGTGTCTGCCGATACTGTGGCATCTCCTACCTTGCATCCGCTATACAGTCTGAGTAATTGCTCACCACCAGGAGTAGCATCGCTGTTCCTTAGAGATTGCTCGACTGTGAAGGAAGGTACGGTGTTGTGACCGAAGAGTGTGTGTGTCACGCCGTTCTGAAGCTCTTTTGTGGTGGCATTGATGTTGGGGCTACCCTTTGTCGCATCTGCGGTGTATCGTAGCCTATCGACTCCGCAATCAGTCGTTGCGTGGGCGAATAGGAATGGTTCCTCAACGTGAACGTGGCTTCCCTCTACTGCTATGACTCTCCTAATCTCATGCTTGAATATCGTAGGTGGCGTTCCATCCTGTCCAGGAATCTGATGAGTGGATTTGTCAATAATCTGTATGTAGTCTCCGACTGCAAACATGGCACGAACCGTTGCCCCTACGTTCACTCTCGTGTCTCCTATGGATATTGCACCTGCGATTGGAGGCATTAGCACCACGCATTTGTTTGAAGCAAGTGCTAGTGTAGCCGCACCGGAGTCAATATCTGCTATACCCTGAACGTCATTAGACGATATTCCCGTGTAAGATGCGTACTTCGTAGTCCCGCTATCGTTCACCTTGAGGACACCTGCGGCTGTTCCGCTTGTCACGGCAAACACGGTCTTCGCAGTTAGAGTAGCAGTAGTGCTATTCACTGATGCCACCTTAGCACCAATCATGAAGTTGGTTCCTGTGGTTGTGGATAGGCTATCAAGTCCTGTAAATACAGTCCCTGTTGATGCAATAGCAGTATAATCGCCCGCAGTCGAAGAGTTGGATTGCAATTCAGCCCTTCCTGTTGCGGAAACTGAGTCTGGAACATTGAATAGCTTCTCTGAGATGGTGTTGCTTCCCGATGCTAGTGTAGCCAACGATCCGTTGCCCTTTGCCGTATGCCCCCCAAGCGCATACTTGAGCCACCTCATACTGTGGGCATTGACCTCAAGAGAACCACCTTCGAGAGTTTCGCGGCCACTCGTAATCACATTGACATCCCTGCCCATGCCAATGACGTGTTGCTTCCTCACGTCTATCTGTGGTTCCGGTACTGCGAACTCGTTGAGTAATCCGAAGAATTGGTCTGTCCTGACTCTTTGGCCGTTCGTTGCGTCTGTCATGCCCGAGTCAAAGGTGGGACATCTGAACGAGTCAATGACTAGGCTATCAGAACCACCTGCAGCCTGGGATGCGCTTGTAGCCAAAGCGGGTTGAACGACTATTGTACCTGCTCCTGTGTCATTGGAAGTGATGTAGTACGTTCTCCTTGTCGTAGCGTAGTCATCTGCGGAGAAGTTAGTCCCACCTGTAATCTTGACCACACACCCAACCAGGATATTATCAGGAATCTCAACGACTGTTGATGACCCTGTATGCCAATAAGCACCCGAACCGATTGTAATCGTACTCGTACTTGTTGTGCTCGAAGTTAATGTCCAAGTGGCCCCATCACACCTTAGCCCTGTTTCTTTACCGAACGAAACCTCTGCGAGATCTCCCTTGTATAGTGCATTCGCCATATGCTATCGTGCTAGGCTAGATTGACAATGCTATTTAGCAACTATCACTCAGAGTCGGAATCTTCTTCATCTGATTCCGCTTCTTCCTCATCTTCCGTTATAACGTCATCAGGAAGTGGGTTCCTAGCTTGTTGTGCCGCCAGGACTTCTTGCACATCACGTTGTAGTTGGTTGGTTCTCTGTGTGACGAAGTTTGAAACCTCAGAAGCGTATGATTGGTACAATCTAAGCAGAACTAAGCGGTCTGCGTTCTGCTGTTGCAGGATAGGGATTGCTTCTTCCATAGTAATTGTTCTTGGCTCATCAGTCATTATAACGCCTCAGATGCACATGGTTCATAAAGATGTCAGGGCTATCATTGCTATTTCAGCCATTTTGGAGTCTTTGGAAGATTCTTCATTGCCTCTTCGGGACTCTCCTGGTTAGTGATGTCCAACAAATCTTGCCTGTATTTGGCTAATTGGTTCTGTTTGGTCTTGGTCAAGGAGTTGTAAAGAAGAGTTCCCTGATAGACATCGACCACCTTCAATAGGCTCTTTCTAACATCTCTAACTTCATCCCAAGCATCTGCTAACCTGTCCTCATCAGTTATCGTTTCATCATAGTATGGGCCACTATACCCTTTCGGCAACCCCCATGAGATTTTCTTCTCTATTTTAATGCCTATTATGTTTCCATCCTCATCCAAAACCGGCACTTCTATCTCTTCTACTATTTTCTCGCCTTGATGTTCCATGTTATTTCCTCAGAAGTTCGTTGTGTGTCTTGTAAAGTAAAGATCTATCTTCACAATGAATATGTCTAGGTTTCCTGATTCTCTTCTCATCGAATACCCCTTTCCTTTGGGCATATCTATATCCAAGCCCGTTGCTAAATGAATGTATTGATTTCCATTTGGATTTGAGAAATCATTGCTTATGTCCACAGTTATGTTCGTGATGACATTGGCCGCATCTCCACTATGGAACAATCTCCATGTTTGGTCTGCTGTGCTACTTGATTGGTTTGTTGATGTGTTATATGTGATTTGAACTGCTCTTAGTTTAGCATCGTATGGCAGGGAAAAGGCGTTTATGTTTCCTTCATCTCCATCTGTTATGTGATGTAATCCTGAACCTTGACCTGTTGCAGTTCCATAGTTCCTAGCATAGAAATGCCTGTGTTCCCATGTTCCCCAACCGTTAGGCCCGCTTGCTGTGACCGCACCGCCCACTACGCTGATTGAGGGTATGGCTCCATCTGTCCTATCCGTTATGACCTCAAGCGTAGGGTTGTCTGCATACACGCTGTCCTCAACGAGCTTCAACAATGATGCTGATGTGGTTGAGTCGTTTCTGTAAAAGAGTCCCGTAGGGACACTACCATCGTTGGACTCGACATCTAGCATGGCATCAGGGGTTGTGTCTCCGATTCCCAATCTGCCCGCAGTCGAGACTGTCGCCCTCACGGAACCGTTAGTCTTGATTTGGAAATTATGGTTGGAAGTAGTGCCTATTATCCCTGCGGCTGATTGAGCTTGGAGATTGATTGTAGCACCGCTTGTTCTACTGAGGTATATGTCACCGTTGCCGCCTCCTGCACCTATGATGTCCAAGTCACCGCTAGGGGAAGTGTCGTTGATTCCCAGGGGCGCGGAGAAGTAGTTCTTGTCCTCGTTGGTCTGATACATACCCCATTTAGTAGTAATTTGGTCTGCCTGGGTCACAGCATAGTTCCCATACCACATATACGCATTGGTGACGACTGCCGCATCTCCAGCCCCTGTGTCCACGTTATGATCGAAAATACCCTCGTACACCCTTGCATCAGTTATCGTGATGTCGCCGCCTGTCCTAGCACCACCAATATCAACCTCGGAGGAAGTACCTCTAATTTTCGGCAGGTCGGTGGCTCTGTTCCCACTCACTATGGTCTGTCCACGCGCACCGTGAGCGTTCGATACTGTTCCGGTGTCTTGTAGCGATACATATCCAAATGAACCATACAACCCACTTATTGTGGCGTTCGCAGTCGAATCGTCACTCGCCGCTACGAAGTAGCCAGCTGCCATGTTGCTAGTCGCAGTAGTAGTCGCGCTATTCCTCTGTGCCTCTGCATATCCATACACGGCATAGACCGCATCGGCATCTCCGGCGGTGTTTAGCCTCGTATCCGACCAGATACCGTACAGTCGGTGTTCGTTGGATTGGTCGCCGCCCGTTGTGGATGAGTCCGCATCGACATATATTCCGCCTTGTTCCCTGTCTCCTGTGAGCGTAGTGCTACCTGTTGAATCATGGTCGATCTTGACGGCAAAATGAGTGTCTGTATTGGGGGTGTTCGCAGTATTGACAATGGTTAGGGGGTGAGAAGGGGAAGTTGTGCCGATTCCGAGCTTACCTGTATCACTCAGTCTCATCTTCTCTGAACCCGATGTCTCAAAGGTGATGTGTCCTCCTGTCCCTACGTTCTCGCTATCTGCTCTAATAGACAGATTTCCGTTATTGTTGATGATGCGAGCAGTCGGATCATTAGTAGCATCAGTATCTATCAATTTTAATTCTGGAAGGGTATTCTCAATCCTTACTGTGCCTGTGAACCTGCCTGTCCCTGCCACATCTAATAGATAGGCAGGGCTGTTAGTTCCTATGCCAATACGGTTGTTGCCCGCATCCGAGAAGAAGTTGTGTGAACCATCGTCTGACTTCATCAACACATCCACGTTTCTCTCGGTGTTGTTGAATGTGATTTGGTTAGATGCGAGTCTTAGGTTCTCTCTTGGAGTACCCATTTCCATTAGCCAAAATTGCAAAGCGGCATTCTCAGTAGCATCAGTCTCGTCTTCTATGTATGATTGAATCTCGGCATAAGTCACCTTCTGATCTTGGTCATTCTCGCCGGTGAACTTGATTGTCCCTATTGCTTCGCCAACAGCAGGGCCACTATCGTTCTTGTATAATTCAAGAATAGGTGCTTCACCAGATGTTGCTGTTGATTCTAATAATAAATTTGTGTAGAATGTAGTTGCTCCCCCCCCTGTCGGAATTAGCAGTCTTTGCTGTGTGGACATATTGACTGCGGTGTTATCACCTGCATTCGTGAATACCTTGAAACCATCATTGTTGAGAGTTGCGTATGTTCTAGTGTAGTTTCCAGATTGTCCACCACTTAGCATCAATCCTCCCTTTCTGAAACCTGTGATATTATGATAGAAGTCATTATCAGTAGCACTTGTCTCTGCATCTGCGGGGAAGAAACGAATACCGGAGTATTGGTCACTACCATCATTCTCATCACGAACATGAAGCATACCATTTACGGCATGACCAGTAAACGAACCACCTATGCCCAAGTTTCCGTTTTCGTCTAACTTCATGTGAACATCGGCGTTTGTAGCGAAATTTATATCCGCATTTTCAGCATTCCAAATGTATAGGTCATTACTCGCTACCTGTATTAGAGAACCATTACCGGAAGCCGTTCCTGTTGTATCATTGGTTAATCTCAGTTCAGGATAAGTAGCATCGTGAATTTGTAGGGTTGTAGCACCAGTTGAATATACAACGGGAGCTGTGGTTCCTATGCCTACCAATCCGTTATCCAAGATGGACATCCTCGGCTCAGTCTCGACTGAGTAGTTGAACTCGTTTGCTTGGTAGTAGGGGTCTTTCTGGAGATAAGAACCCGCACCGAAGTCTAGCCTGTAATCCCCAAAGGCAGATCTAGCCACATGGCTTATCGAGGAACCAATCCTACCGCCGCTTCCACTTTGGTCGTTGCCCATGAAGCCGATGACTGCCGTTGTGGGGCTATCCGAGTCCACGATGTCGCCATCGACCAGGCTCTCCCTCAGTCCGACTACGTTGGTGAACGTACCAATGCCTGTTCCAGAGTTGAAACTGTAATCAGCAGTAAAGGAGTCACCTGTCCTGTGAATGTAGTATGTCCCGCTTGTGGGTATGGCTGATTGTCCACTACCTCCGTCAATCGTGAATGTCTCAGGGTGGTTGATGACTACCGCATTGTCATCCACAGCCGCTATCGCATTGTCACCGCTTGATGGTATGCCTGTGAGCGTGAATGTGCCATCGCCATTGTCGGTCTTGCCTGTGTAGGTGAACGTGTCCTGGGTGGCTCTTATCTCTGCCCTGCCACTCGAAGCGAAACTACTAGCTCCTGACCCATCAATGGTCATGCTCGTTGCGTTAGCGGAAAGCGCACCTGCGATGTCAGCCGCATGGACATTGACTGCCGACTGCACGGTTGCTCGTGGGTAATGCTCACCCGCCTCGGACTTTTGGAGCAGGATTGTCGCCTCATTGAGATTCTTGATGTGGAGATCCTTCTGAGGAATCGTAGCGTTGATTCCGACTCTCTTGTTAGTCCCATCAATCGACATGACCTCATTGTTGTCAGATGTGAATGACATTGCGTGTTCCTTGACTACAATCTGGTCTTGAGAGTCCTGGTTCCTTCTAATGGAGAAGTCACCGTTGTAGGATGAGATTGCGTTCTCCCCTATCACCAAGTCACGGTTGAAGTAAAATTTGCCTCTGTCTGTGGTAATGTGTGCATAAGATGAGTTCTGAGGCCCAAGTGCGATGTACCCATTGGCGTTGTTCGCTATGAAGCTATTACCCGAACCAGGAGTCGTGGCGTTCCAAATGTCCTGTCCTTCATCGAAGACGAACGTGGGGTTTGTCTCATCCCCCCTCTCAACCTCGATACCCGCATCGACATCAGCAGGTGTCCCTGTGACGTTCTTGTTCAGGACAATGATGTTGTCTTCGATAGCCAAATTGGTCGTGTCGATGGTAGTGGTCGTGCCATTTATCGTCAAGTCACCGCTTACTGTCAGGTTTCCTGTCACCGAAGTCTCTCCGGCTTCTGTGACCTTGAACAACTCCGTTGCAGAACCTGCCGTAGCATTGCCATGCCTTACCGAGAAGTACCTGCTTGAGTCATTTCCATCCGTGTCTATGAGGATGTGAGTGTTGCCCCAGTGACCGAGTTGCAGATCGACATTCGACCCACCAGACAGTTTGAGTTGGGTGTTAGTGTTAGCGAATGACAACGCACCCGTGTTCAAGTCTAATGCTGAAACGGGGCTTGAAGTGCCTATCCCAACCTTGTTATCGCCCGTAATCCGCATAGCAAGAGTGCTACCTTGATCTGCCGCAACTCCACCTGTTGAAGTATGGAATGCGATACTGCCCTTTTCCGCACCGTCTGTATGGTCTTCTATCTGGAAGAACAATCCGGCATACTCATGTGCGGCGGTTGTGGATGAATCGTTTCCTGCTCTCCCGATGATTCCCATCCCGTATCCTTCATTGTCCACAGTCCTGTTCAGGTGAATCATGTCGTGACCCGAATTTGTGATAGTTAGTATTCCGGTGGGACTCGAAGTTCCTATTCCGACCTTGCCCGCCGAAGTCACGAACATCTTGTTGGAGTTGTTCGCTCTGATGGCGAAGTTGTTATTGCTTGCAGAACCAACGAATCCCGTTCCACCCGTTGAG